GACTTAGTTCAAGTTTCTCTTACCTCTTTGGAGCAGGAGATGACGAAGAACAAGGAGCTCAAAACGACTATTCAGAACGGGCTCAGTTCAATAAACAGTGGGGATGGTATAATTCAATCTATGCACTCGCTAAAGGAGACGTTACAAAGTTTGATGAAGTTACCAAATTGGGAATACGGAAGTGCCTTACCTACCTTACTTACGAGCGACAAAGAACTGAAATAGAGAATAACGAATTAAAAAGAAAATTTAAAAATGGGTAACTATTATAATTTATTAGACACTTTAAAAGGACACTTCGATAATGATGCGTTTATAAACACAATTACGGAAGGTGACATCTTCGCAGTTGACTTGTCTAAGCAAACAATTTTCCCTTTGGCGCATATTATTGTTAATTCGAGTTCAATTGAAAATAACATAATTCGTTTTAATGTATCTATTCTTTGTATGGATATCGTTGACATATCAAAAGACGAAGACACAAACACGTTTATAGGAAACAACAACGAACAAGATGTATTAAATACAATGTTTGCAGTTCAAAATAGGCTTTACGAAAGCTTAAGACGTGGGGAGTTGTTTAGCGATAATTTCATGGTAGACGGTAACGCAAGTTGCGAACCATTTGCTGAAAGGTTCGAAAACTATTTAGCAGGTTGGACGATGACCTTAGACATTTTAGTTCCTAACTCAATGACTATCTGCTAATGAGTGAAACACTAAAAGCCTTAGAAAAATTCCGTGACGAAGTTGTTAATGGAGCAAGGGCAGAACTTAAACGCCAAAATAAAGACAGCTCGGGTAAGTTATCCAACTCAATACAAGGCGAAGTAAAAGAGTTTAAAAACTCAATAGGCATTTATTTTGAAATGGAGCCTTATGGAAACTTTCAGGATAAAGGTGTTTCTGGTAAGTTTAAAAAATACAATACTGAATACAGCTATAAAAGTAAAATGCCACCCCCGAGCAAATTGGATAAGTGGATAGTTCGAAAAGGCATAGCACCAAGAAACGCACAGGGTAAATTTCAAACAAGGAAAGGTTTACAATTTGCAATCGCTAAAAACATATTTAAGTTTGGAATCAAACCGAGCTTATTTTTTACTAAGCCATTTGAGAAAGCATTTAAGAAGTTGCCTGATGTGTTAATAGATAAATACGGATTAGATGCAGAAACTGAATTGAATTCAATATTAAATCAAAACTTAAAAAATATAAAATGAGTATTTTTGCACGTTCACCTTATATAGTAACAATAGCCGAAAGTGGCCAAGAGGGTTCAAAGATTGAATTAAGAATTTGGAACGGTACGGGTTCAGCGCCAACTAACCCGACTTATGTTTTAGATAAATTAATACCCGCTTCAAACAACGTAAACACGTACTATAATATTTCACCTTACATTCGTGAATATATTAGTTGGAATGTACGTCAAGAAATTTACAACACAACCCCAGCTTCCGAAACATCACAATGGTGTAACGTAGAAATAAAACGCTACAAATTAGATTCAGGAACTTACACGTTATTAAACACGGTAACGGAAAAAGCATTTGACGGGTTCGGGTATTACGAGCAAGGTTATAACTATTCTTTAAGCGATGTGGTTTTACACGATGAGGGAACGTTTGATTATGCTTATGACTCAAGTATTAACCCAAGTACAAATAACGCGTACAGAGGCGGTCATATTATGTTAGAACGTCAAGTAAATTGGGATGCTAAATATACTAATTTAAGAACTGGGGCAACTTTAACGGTTACACTTACAGGAACAAACGCAATGCGTGACGTTTATAGAATTCATCCTAATTATTATGCAGACGGAAACAAGTTAGAAATTATAGGAACATTAAGCGCGATTAAATGGACGGGTATTTTTAAACCTAATTTAAATTGTCGTTATGAGCCTGTTTTATGCGACTTTGTAAATAAGTATGGCGCATGGCAAAGGACTTGGTTTTATGCTGCTTCAAATAACACGCTAAGCGTTGAAAACACGAAACACAATTTAATGCAATCGACTTTTCCTATCTATAACACGTTAGAAGGTCAAACAAAGAGCTTTAACACAAACGGCAAGAACTCAATAAAGGTAAACACGGATTGGGTAGATGAAAGCTATAACGATCTACTCAAACAACTTATGCTAAGCGAAAGGATATTAATCAATAGTTTACCTGCTATTTTAAAAACACAAAGCACTGAATTATTCAAAAACATAAACCAAAAAACGATTAACTATCAATTAGAGTTTGATTTTGCTTACAACACAATTAACAACGTAATATGAAACGGATAGTAGGGTTATTTGTAGAAGGTGTTCAAGTAGAATTATTTAACGATGAACAAATAAGTGTAAACTCCAGCGTTCAGAATATTTCGGATATTTCAAAAGTGTTTACCGACTTTTCGCAAAGTTTCACGGTTCCAGCTTCACCTCATAATAATAACATATTTCAATATTTTTATGAGTCCGACCTTGAGCAAACAATAGACCAAAATTTAAGGCGGAATGCTTTTATTGAAATAGACCTTACTTTTTTTAGACGTGGTAAAATACAGTTAGAAAAGTCAAACGTAAAGAACGGACAAGTTGATAGTTACACGGTTACTTTTTACGGTGATGTGTTAGCTTTAAAAGATAAGTTCGGAGAGGATAAACTAAACAATTTAGATTTAAGTAGCTTAGAGTTTTTATTTAATGGTACTGAAATTTACGACCGTATTACGGACTTAGCAACTGATTACGATGTTCGCTACCCATTAATAGCAAGTACGCGACAATGGACGTATAATGTTGGTCCTGAAAATATTTGTTCTACTTCAAAAGCTATTCAGTACGATGAGTTGTTTCCAGCAATTAAAGTAAGTAAGCTATTCGAAGCTATCGAGAACGATTACGGGGTTACTTTTCAGGGTACGTTTTTAAGTGACCCGAGGTTTAACCAAGCTTTTTTATGGGGCAAAAACACGAATGAATACACGTGGGTAAGTGAAGCTGAATTATTAGACATAGTAAGTTATCCAGCAGCAGCAGCAAATATATTTGATTTTGTAACGGATACAGTAAATGTAAACTATACAACAAGTTTAGGGGGTTTATCTTTTAACGCTTCCTCTGCAACTCATATTGTTAATGTTACTATATTAGGAGGTGTTTCAGATGAATATTATATTGACGTATTTATAAACAATAATTTTTACGCTACAATTAACGGCTCAGGTGCAAATAATTATGTGGTTTACACTTCGGCTAACACCCCAGGTCTTCAAAGCCAAATTAAAATATATGTTCGAGGTTTACAAAGTTTTACATTTGCTTCGTATATAACTTACCAAATGAATTATTTGGATGGTTCAAACCAACCTAACTCCGAAATATATACAGCAAATAACGCAAGTACAACAGTAACAGGAAACGTAAACTTAAACAACGTAATGCCTGATATGAAAGTTGCTGATTTCTTCGCTGGTGTTTTGAAAGAGTTTAACATGACTTGCGTAGGTGTTGAAGAAGATGTTTACGAAGTTTTGCCTTTAGATGACTGGTATTCTCAAGGTGCAATAGTTGACGTTACTGAATACACAAACACGGATGAAATAGGCGTGGAGCGCATGAAGTTATATAAGAAGATTATATTTAAATATCAGGAAAGCGAATCGTTTGTAAACAAGAATTATTTTAAAACAACCAACCAACAGTACGGTAATTTAGAATATCAGTTTCCATACGATGGGAGCGACTATGTTATAGAAAGTCCATTTGAGAATTTGTTATTTACGAGAGCCTTAGATAATTCAAATAATTACGCAATACTTGGATTTGCACTTAATGAAAACATACAAGCTTACACGCCAAAGCCATGTTTGTTTTATTTGTATGGTGAAAGCGATAATTTAGTTCACGATATTAAATTTTACGACGGTTCAACTCACCAAGATATTGACACTTACGCTTTATTTGGTCAGGACTTAACCTATCAAAACACGAAATATAGTTTAAACTTTGGAGCAGACAATAGTATAATTCACAATGAAACAATCCAACAAGGTTTATATGCTACTTATTATTTTCCTTACCTAAGTAATTTATTCGATTTAAAGCAACGGTTAGTAACGGTTAAGACTATTTTACCAATTAGCCTTTTAACTAACCTTAGATTGAACGATAGGCTTATAATACGAGATAAAAGGTATATTATAAACGAGATGAAAAGTAACCTAACAAATGGTGAAGTAGAATTCAGTTTATATTTAGACTTTAGGCCGTTACAAGCTCAGGATATTATTAACCCCGACCCTAACTCACAATGCTTAGACGTTCGTGTTCAGATGCCAAACGGAGCAGTAAGTGCAACTATAACAACGGCAACGGCTGGAGTAACTATAACGCCAAGCACAATAACAACAAGTCAAGCGGTCGAAGTGTGTATTCCTGCAAACCCAAACACGCCAAGTTTTATATTAGCGGAAAACAACGACTTTTTAATAAGTGAGGTTTTACAAAACTTCATTACTGAAAACAGTTCAAGTCAAGTTATAACGTTATTAGTAACATATACATTTAGTGACGGTAGCCAGTCAAGTAACCAAATAATAATAAACCAACAATGATAGCGCAGATATTAGAACTTTTAAAAACGGACGACTTTTTTAATGTAAGTGAAATTGTCGATATAGCGAAAGGAAAACACGAATATACTTCAAGCATAAAAAAGATTTATAAACAAAAGAAACGACACTACAATGGCAGAAAAAAGAACAATTGAGTTAGAAATTCAGGATAATAGTAAAACCCTTAAACAACAATATAAAGACGCTGTAAAGGAATTACAAAACGTTGCGGCTGCCTATGGTGAAACTTCAACGGAAGCAGTTAAAGCAGCAAAAAAAGCAGCTGACTTAAAAGACCAAATAGGATTTACAAATGATTTAGTAGGAGCGTTTAACCCTGATGCCAAATTTACTGCATTAAGTAGGTCTTTAGGTGGTGTGTTAGACGGTTTTCAAGCTGTTCAAGGTGGGCTTAGTTTAATAGGCGTTGAAGGTGAATCAGTACAGGAAGCCATGTTAAAAGTTCAGTCTGCTATGGCACTTTCTCAAGGTATTCAAGGTTTAATGGAAGCTAAAGATTCTTTTAAACAGTTGGGTGCGGTTGCTACAAATGCTTTAAAAGGAATTAAAACGGGTTTAGCAGCAACGGGTATAGGTTTATTTTTAGTTGCCTTAGGTACAATTGTCGCATATTGGGACGACATTAAAGAAGCGGTTAGCGGTGTAAGTGAGGAACAAGCTAAATTAAACGAAGAAACCCATAAAAACTTTGAAACTTCTAAGGAACAATTATCGACCTTAGACGCTCAAGATAATGTTTTAAAGTTGCAAGGAAAAAGCGAACGTCAAATTTTAAATATAAAAATAGCTCAAATAAATGCAACAATTGAAAAAGGTAAAATAGAACTTGAAAACGTACTTAAAACAAGTAAAGCCGAAGAGGCAGCAGCTATTCAGAATTATAACATGACTAAAAAAATAGTTGACTTTACTTTAGAGGCTGCTTTATTTTTACCTAAGTTAATGTTAAAGCCTATTGACTTAGCAATACAAGGGGCAAATAAAGTAAGTGAAATTCTTGGATTTGGAAAAGCTATTTCTTTTGATGTAGGAAAAACAATTGAAGGTTTACAAGATAAAGCAAGTGATTTTATTGCAGGTTCAATTTTTAATGTGCCAGAGCTTAAAAAAGAAAATGAAGAAACGGCAAAAGAAATTCGTAAAAGCATTGCAGACTTAGAAAACCAAAAAGCAGGGTTTCAACTTTCTATTAAAGAAATGGATAAAGCAGAAGCTCAAAAAACAATAGACGCTAATAAAGAAAAAAACGATTTAATAAAAAGCGCAAACGCAGAAGCAGCACGTTTAGCAATTGAACAGCAAAACGAACTTAATAAAAGGTTAGAAGATATTGCAGAACAAAACTTTCAAAATAGTTTAACGGAACAGGAACGTGAAATTTTATTAATTAATGACAAATATTTTGAACTTGAAACTTTAGCTGAAGGAAATAAAGACGCACTTGCAGAAATTGAAATTGCTAAAATGAATGAGCTAAACGATATTAATTTAAAATATCAAAACATAGCTTATGAAAATGACAAGGTAGCAAAAGAAAAAAAGGCTGCTTTAGATAAAGAAGCAACAGAAAAAGAAATTGCAGCAGCTAAGGTAGTAGCAGAACAAAAAGCAGCATTACAACAACAAGGTTTAGACGTAGCATTACAAGGTGTTCAATTAATAGCAAGTGTATTTGAAAAGCAAAAAGGAGTACAAAAGGCAGCTGTAATTGCGGAGAGTGCTATCGGTATTGCAAAAATGATTATTGCAAATAAATTAGCAAACGCTGGAGCTTTGGCAACCCCTCAAGCAATAGCAACAAGTGGAGCAGCAGCTGCGCCCGTAATAGCCATGAATAATATTTCAACAGGTATTGGAATCGCTGCTAACATTGCAGCAACTGCAAAAGCTTTAAAAACTTTGGGCGGTGGTTCTGCTCCTTCATCCCCTCCTTTAGGTGGTGGTGGTGGTACTGGTGGCGGTGGTTCTATGGCTCCTCAATTCAACACGATAGGTTCAAGTGGAATAAACCAATTAGCCACGTTACAACAACAGCCAGTACAAGCGTATGTAGTAAGCGGTGAAGTAACAAGCGCACAAAGTTTAGACAGAAATAGAGTACAAAACGCAACATTATAAGTTAAAGAGTTATGGCAAAGATGGAAATTATAGAACTGCTTATCGACGAGAATAAAATTGAAAGCGGTATCAATGCGGTTTCAGTTGTTGAAAGTCCAGCGATCGAAGAGAATTTTGTAGCCTTAAAAAAACACGAAGTAGAACTTAAAGAAGTTGACGGAGAGAAACGCATTTTAATGGGCGCAGCTTTAGTTCCTAACAAACAGATTTACCGTAAAAACGGAGACAAAGAGTTCTATATTTATTTTAGTGAGGACACGGTACGCAAAGCATCTGAGTTATTCTTAATGAGAGCTAACCAAAACAATGCAACGTTAGAACATGAAAAGAAAATGTTAGACGGTATGAGTGTTGTTGAAAGCTGGATAATAGAAGATGAGAAACAGGACAAATCAGCGAAATACGGATTCAATTTACCAAAAGGAACTTGGATGATTTCAATGAAAGTAAACAACGATGAAATTTGGAACAAGGTAAAAGCGGGTGAAGTAAAAGGATTCAGCATTGAGGGTTACTTTGTAGATAAATACGAAATGAGTTTACAAGAAACCGAAGATGATAGGTTAATAAAAGCTATTCGTGATTTAATACTAAAAGACGAAAACTACAATTTAGAAACTTACAACGACTATCCAAAAGAAGCAAGCGAAAATGCAAAGATAGCTTTACGTTATGCTGAAGAAAACGGATGGGGTGACTGTGGTACGCCCGTAGGAAAAGCAAGGGCAAACCAATTAGCAAACGGTGAGAATATTAGCGAAGATACTATTGCACGAATGGCAAGTTTTGAGCGACATAGACAAAGTTCACAAAAAGAACTTGGTGACGGTTGCGGACGTTTAATGTGGCTTGCATGGGGTGGTGACGCTGGAGTTGAGTGGGCGCAAAGAAAGTTAGAACAAATCAAAAATAAATAACAATGAAAACAATGAATAACATTTTAAAAATGATTTCGCAAATGGAATCAAACGCTAACGAGGTTAAGTTAGCTGAACATAAAGTAGAACTTTCTGATTATGTTGATGTAGTTGGTTCATATACTCAATTAGAAAAAAATTATAATGCAATTTTAAAAGAAACCGCTATTGCAAGAACTACATTAAAAAAAGCAGTTGAATTAATACAACAACAACAAGTTTTGACAAATAATTTCAATGACAATATTGTAAATTTTGAGAAAAAAGCAAAAGATTTAGGTATTGATTGGAAAACAGTTTTTCCTGAATTCCTTAAATATCAAACAGCAATTAAAAACCAATATGCTCCGCAAAATTTAAAAGAAGTTGTGGACGCTTATAATAATTTATAAATAAAATAACATGGCAGAAAAAACACTAAGCAAAGTAAGTCCTCGCGGTGGCAAAAGGGGTTGTTTATGTAAAGACGGAAAATACTCTAAGGAATGTTGCGACGGTAGTTTACAAGCGCAAGGGATAGGTAAAACAGCGAGTGTAACGCAACAAAACGTAACGATTACAGAAATAGACGGAGTAAGAACTATCGTTCGTCAAAACGGATAAAAAAGGAACAAGTAAAAAATCAAAAGTTAATAAGTTATGAATACACTAAAAACAGTTTTCAGTAAACTATTCAAAGAGGAAACTAAGTTGGCTTCGCATGAAGTTGAATTAGCTTTGGTGGATGATGCAACTAAAGCAATAAATAATTATTTTAATTCAACAAATACAGCTAACTCAAAAGCAGTAGGGGCAATATCTTCATTAAGGGTTGCATTAACAGAACATGAAAAAGCAATAAAGTTAGGCGGTGAGTTAGATGCCTTTTTAAATAAAATAAAATTAACAGCAAAAGAATTAGGTGTTTCACCTGATGGATGGCAAGTTTACAAAGACTTACAAATAGCTTTAAAAGACCTTAATGATACTAAAGCAAATTTGGTATTAATTCAAAAAGCATTAACGCAATTAAGTTAAATATTTAATAAAAACAAAAATGAAAAATAGCCTAATAAACCAAATCAAAACTTTGCTCGGAATGGAAGTAAAACTTGAGCAAATGAAATTAATGGATGGAGTAACAGTTTTAGAAGCTGACTCATTCGAAGCAGGTAACGAAGTGTTTATCGTAACGGAAGACGAACAAAAAATTCCTTTACCGATAGGTGAGTATGAGTTTGAAGATGGACGTATGTTGATCGTTGTTGAAGAGGGTGTTATTTCCGAAGTTAAAGAAAAAGAAGAAGAAGTTGAAGAGCCTGAAGCTGAGGTAGAAGTTGAAACCGAGAAAAAGGAAGAAATGGAAACTTCAAAACCAACTGCTAAGAAAACTATCGAAAGCGTGGTTAAAGAAACTTTCTTTTCTGAAATCGAAAAACTAAAAGAAGAAAACGAAACTTTAAAAGCTGAATTAAGCAAATTAAAAGAGGTTAAAGAAGAAGTTGAACTTTCATCCGACGAAGAAGTTAAACCAATTTCTTTCAATCCTGAAAACGAGAATAAAGTTGAAGCCGTAAAATTTGCAACTAAAAGAAGTCGCACAATTATGGATTCAGTATTAAATAAACTAAATAAGTAATAATTTAAAAAACAAAAAAAAATGAGTACAACATTTACAAGCATTTCGAATGATTCTTTACGTCAAGTAGGCGTAGTTGAAACATTGACAGGTGCAACAACTTTAACTGCTGAAGATAGCGGTAAAGTATTTATTCTTAACGCTGCTGCAGGTGCGCAAATTACACTTCCTGCTGTTGCTGATGGAGCTGGTCAATCTTATAAATTCGTAGTTGGTGCGTTATTTGCTACTACTGCATGGACCATTAAAGCGGCTACAAGCAAAATTCAAGGTGGTGTTATCGTAAATAGCACAAACGTACCTGGAGCAGACGAAAACACGATTACATTTTCGGCATCCGCTGATACAATCGGTGACTTCGTAGAATTACATGGTGACGGTTCTAACTGGTATGTTTTCGGATTGGGAACTGCTGCTGGAGCAATTACATTAACTGTAGTATAAATAATTTAAAAAATTCATAAAATGAGTACAACACAATCAATTACAACTACTTACGCTGGAGAGTTTGCAGGTAAGTATATTGCTGCAGCTTTATTGTCTGCTCCAACTTTAGAGAAAGGCGGAATTACTATCATGCCTAACGTTAAATACAAACAAGTTATCAAAAGAGTAGCAACTGATGACATCATCAAAAATGCAACTTGCGACTTTGACCCAACTTCAACTGTAACTTTAACAGAGCGAGTTCTTCAACCTGAATCATTCCAAGTTAACTTGCAGCTTTGTAAGTCTGACTTTAGAGCTGATTGGGATGCTATCCAAATGGGTTATTCTGCATTCGATGTATTGCCTAAGTCTTTCGCTGATTTCTTAATCGCTCACGCTGCTGAAAAAGTTGCTGCTGGAATGGAGACTTCAATTTGGAGAGGTGTTAACGCAACAGCTGGACAATTTGCTGGTATCATGACACAATTAACTACTGATGCTGCTTTACCTGCGGCTCAAGAGGTTGCTGGAACTTCTGTAACAGCTTCTAACGTTATCGCTGAGTTAGGTTCTATCATTGATGCTTTACCTGCTGCTTTGTACGGAAAAGAAGATTTAACTCTTTATGTTTCTAATAACATTTACAGAGCTTACGTTCGTGCATTGGGTGGTTTTGCTTCATCTGGACAAGGTGCTAACGGTTATGACAACAAAGGAACTAACCAAGTATTGGATAACCTTTACTTTGATGGAGTTAAGATTTTCTTAGCTAACGGACTTGCTTCTAACACAGCTTTGCTTTCTCAAACATCTAACTTGTATTTTGCAACTGGTTTAATGAATGACATGAACGAAGTTAAAGTTTTGGATATGGGTGACATCGATGGTTCTCAAAACGTACGTGTAGTTATGCGATTTACTGCAGACGCTAAATACGGTTTTGCATCTGATTTGGTTACTTACGGTATCGTTAACTCAGCTAACTAATCAAACTAAACTATAACGAAGGGGAGGTAAAATGCCTTCCCTTTTTTGTTTAACATTAAAAAAATAAGATATGAGCTGTGATATAGCAAACGGAAGATTAGAAGCGTGTAAAGATGCAATTTCAGGACTTCTAAATATTTACTTTATTAACTACGGTGATTTGAATACATTATCTTCAAGCATTGTTTTTGATGGTGATGACCAAATTACTACTTGGTACACTGCAACACAAATTAACCTTTACAAATATGAATTGAAAGGTGCGAATGGTTTTGAGCAAACTATCCAAACTTCAAGAGACAACGGAACTACTTTCTTTGAGCAAGTATTAACTATCCAATTAAAGAAGCAAGACGCTGTAACACATAAAAACGTTAAGTTGTTAGCTTACGGACGTCCGAGAATCGTTGTTGAAACAAGAGACCATCAATTCTTTTTAGCTGGTTATGACCAAGGATGCGACGTTACTGCTGGAACTGTATCTTCAGGAACTGCAATGGGTGACTTCAACGGTTATAATTTGACATTTACTGGAATGGAAAAAAGTCCTGCATACTTCATTGACTGCGCTGATGAGGCTGGATTGAAAGCTATCTTTACTGATGGTGCTGATGACGCTATTGTAATTACTTCTTAGAATTGTCTGTTAATAATAGGTTTAAGACCCTGCCTTTTTAGGTGGGGTTTTTTATTTAAGAAACAATTTGAACTGTTTTAAGTTAATAAAGTATGATAGTTTTAACTACTTCAACAAATGCGCAAACATTCGCTTTAATTCCGCGAAATGCAGACTTCGATACAGTTGAAATAACGGATGACCAAACCAACGAAACAACGGTTGTTGAAGAGTGGGAATTTACGGCAGGAGATTATTATTCTACAATGGAAGTTGAAGTTGAATTAGTTCAAAATCATTTTTATAATTTGGTACTAAAAGACGGAACAAATATAGTTTACCGTGATAGGATATTCTGCACCGACCAACCAATAGTTACATTTTCGGTTAACAACGGGCAATATACTTCAAATACAACTGCAAATACTTTTATAGTTTATGAGTGATAACATACATATTATTAATTTAAGTTCTTACCAAACGCCATTAATTCAAGAGTCTAAAAGAGATAATTGGGTTGAGTTAGGTGAGGACAATAATTACTTTCAATACTTAATTGACAGATACACGTATTCAACGACAAATAACGCCATAATAAACAATATAAGTAGATTGGTTTACGGACGTGGTTTAAGTGCGTTAGATGCAAGCAAAAAGCCAAATGAGTACGCTCAAATGATGTCTTTATTACACCCTGACGATGTACGTAAATTAGTAGTGGACAGAAAGATGTTAGGGCAGTGCGCTATTCAAGTTCATTATTCAAAAGACCGTAAAAGAATTTTAAAGGCTTACCATATGCCTGTTAACTTATTACGTGCTGAAAAGTGTAATAAAGACGGAGAAATAGAAGGCTATTACTACTCGGATAATTGGTTGGATGTTAAAAAGTACGCACCT